AAGGTAAAATAGCCCAGGAAATAGATAACGGTAATTTATTTATCTACGACGGAGCGCAGTGGCAGATTTTACCTGGTACAGTTTTTAACTGTACTAGTGGAACTAGACCCTCAGTTTCTATATATGCACTTAGACAGGGCCAAGAAATCTACGAAACTGATACTAAAATGTATCGCTCTTGGGATAATGGCGCTCCTCCCAGGTGGCGATGGGTTAGAGGAGTATCGCAACGTATTTTTGTAGATGTTTTAAACTCTGGTGGCTATGGTGCAGCGTCTGTTAAGATGCCTATTTCTTCTAATGCCCCAAGTAGTACAGACCCTGACGGAGTCTTTACAGTAGATACTGTAAATAGAGAAATTATTTTTAATGTAGCAGGCTATTATCGTGCTGGTGCTAATATCATGGCTAGTGTTAATAATTCAAATGCATTACTTACTTTTTTCTTGCCTGGTGGAATATTTGCGCATCAAAATGGAATATTTGGTCCATCAGGAGCTGGTAACGCCCAGACCTCAGAATTTTATGCATCGGCTGGACAAAAGTTAAGCTTGCAGCTCTATCACTATGCAGCTATTGGTACAACCTTTAGCGGCTATTGCACAGTTACCATGGTATCGGAGTTATGATGTACAAAAAAGATGAAGAAGTCTTAGAAGTAACAGAAGAGCTAGAGGTAGTACCGGAAGATACAGAGAACTGGACTCCGTCTTCCTATGTAATTCCAGAATATGATGACCCAGGTAGTACACTAGAAAGCGATCATGACAATGGGTGAGTGGATTCCCGGAGCTACTGTAGTTCCATGTAATTTAGACGGTGGTAGTATGCTAGGTGGAGAAGCCTACTGTACCATGCATACATACGAGTCTAAAGGCTACGGCCTGTCGGCTGTAGAGGCTGCTCGTAGACTAGTAGCTTCCGGTAATGGTTGTACGGGTACTTTTAATCCAATTACTGGTGAAATTGCACAAATGATTCCTGCTAGCAGAGCATCACGTACTCTGCGTAATCTATCTGGTGGAGTACAGACTAATCGTGCAGGTCGCTTTCATTCTCAGTTTGAAGTAGTTGGAGATGCTAATAGGCCCTGGACACAGGACTTAACTCCTGCGGGCAAAGCTGGTTTAGCTAGGATTATCGCATGGAATACTGAGCACGGCGTTCCGCTAGTTTGGCCTGTTGGACCACCCCCCGCATATCCTGGCGGTACACCTAATAAATTAGGACCTGGGCCTAGCGGATATTACGCACACTCGCAGTGGAAAGAAAACAACCATGGCGACCCAGGTGCGTTAGACCTAAGCATCTTTTTTGGTTCCGGCAGCGGGGTTGCACCTATCCCAGTGCCTACACCTACGCCTATACGTAAACCTATTCCAACTCAAAGGTACCATGGTTCCGTCTATCTTTCTAATTTAAAAAAAGGTAGACGTAATGAAGATGTTCGTAGATATCAGGTAGCTCTTAGAGACTATCCAGGAATTAAAACAATACCTCTTAATCCTTCTGGTGCTACAGGTTTTTATGGAAAAGAGACTATTGCTATGACAGAGGAAATGTATAGAGTGTTCGAGATATGGGAGCCTGGTGTAGGCTGGGGTGTAGGAGATTGCTCCGAGCCCGGTAGAAAACTCCTATCAAAACTAGGTTTATCCGTTAGATAATTTTTAAAGTAGCAGGGCGAGACTACTCTCGCCCTGCTAAGGAGTTTACTATGGTAGATAAAGCAAAACCTTCATCTAAGGAGGTCCAAGATTTCCATACAAATGCTGACACAGACGGTTCTAGCAAGAGTATTCACCACACTTTGGGCTCTGGAATTAACCAAGCATCACCTGGCACTCATACGCACGATGGAGGAAATTCAAAGCTCCTACTTGAGGGAGTAACTATTTCTGGAAGTCGTGGTGGTAATGCTGCTCTAGTTAGTGTAATAGCAGCTCTTGTATCTTTAGGTGCTTCTGATGCCACGTCCGCGTAAAACAGATATCCTAGACTATAAGGTAGCTCTAGAGCGTTTAAATGAAGGCTTAAGAACTCAAGCCAATAGCCCTAATATTTATGCCTATAAGCCTCATGATAAACAGTATGCTTTCCATAAAGCTACTAGCCACTTAGTGCTCTATATCGGAGGTAACCGTTCAGGTAAAACAGTCGGCGGCGCTGTAGAAACTGTTTATAGGGCCATAGGTAGACATCCGTATAAGAAAGTAGTAGACGCTCCTACTCGTGGCAGAGTTGTTGCTATCGACTTTAATTACGGAGTAGACGTAGTTGTATTACCGCAAATTAGTCAATTTATGCCGCCTAGCTTTTTAAAAAATGGTAGCTGGGAAGATAGTTACGATAAAGAGCATAAAATACTGACACTTAATAACAAGTCTATTATAGAATTTAAATCGTACGATCAGGATTTACAAAAATTTGCTGGAGCATCTAGGCATTATGTCTGGTATGATGAAGAGCCGCCTAAGCATATCTTTAACGAATGTCAAGCACGTTTAGTGGACACTAATGGAGATGCTTATTTAACAATGACTCCTGTAGAGGGAATGTCATGGATTTATGATGACATTTACCTACCTGGGGTAGAGGGGCATCCAGATATTACCATAGTTCAGATTGAAATGACAGAAAATCCGCATATTGATGAAGAATCTGCTGCTAGATACCTAGCTACTCTTGACCCAGAAGAACGTAAAGCTAGGCAGCGTGGAGAATTTGTCGCACTAGGCGGACGTGTATTTAAGATGTTTAATAAAGAAGTACACGTAATACCAGCTATGGTGCCGCCTAAAGAATGGGAATGGTACGCTTCTTTTGACCATGGGTATAATAACCCTACAGCTATTTTATGGCACGCAGTTAGCCCAGAAAATAGAATTATTACTTTTGCTGAGCACTACAAATCAGAAATGACGGTCCCAGAACATGCCCAGACTTACCATCTACGGAATGCTGGTTTTGAACGGGTCCCTGATTTTATTGTGGGTGATCCTGCAATGTCGCAACGCAATGGGGTCACAGGGACCTCTATCCTTCAAGAATACGCGGATAGGGGTATCTATATCGCTCCTGGTAATAACGATGTGGATAGTGGTATTAATAGAATGCTACAGTATCTACAGCCAGATGCAGCAGGGGTACCTCGTTGGCAAATAACTGAAAACTGTATTTCTCTTATTGGAGAGATGAGTAAGCTAAGATGGGCTACATTTTCTTCTCGTAAACTGCAATATGAGAAAAATAAACAAGAAAAGATTCATAAAAAAGACGACCATGCTTGCGATTCCGCTAGATATTTTTTTACGTTTATGCCGGACTTAGCTCCTAATGAGTTTCTTCCGAAAGATGTAGTTAAAAATGTAGATAATCCTTTAGGCGCAGGAAGAGCATTTAAATCATGGGACGAGATTGTAGCGCCTGTAGGCCATGAAGGGCCTGTAACTACTTTTAGTGAGTTACGTAGTCCTACTACTAAATGGGATACTACTCTATCTGCTGAACTTTATGAAAATGAGTAGACAGCTTTAGATATACTTAAACTACACGCGGATTGCGTTACCCATTAAGGAGAAATAATGACACAGCCGCTTTTTAACCCCAATGATAGCCTTACAGGTAGAGACGGAGGTCCTTACCTAGATTTAGAAGAGGCTAGGGTTGCAGAAATTAGAAGAGCCGCCGTAGAAAATAGAGAGCCTTCGGATACTTTTACCGCTACTGCTGGTATACCGCTAGTAGCTGCTCAAGAATTAGCAGTTACCGCAACAATTAATAACGTTCCTTCTCAGGAACTTTCTGGCGGCCCTGTAGATACTATGGTTCAGGGCGCCGTAGACGATAAAGACGTATTACTTCAGCCAAGCGGCGAGCGTGACGTAAAAGCGCTAAAAGCTACTGAAGATAAGGGCAATACTGTTGATCCTACAGTTGACGGTGGCGAGTCTTTATCTGATCTAGGCAAGGAAACGCCTGCTCCTAAAAAGACTACGACATCAGCTACATCGGCTAATAAGACAGAGGTTAAGTAATGTCTGTGGCTCCCGTTCAAAGTAGGTTTATATTACTAGAGAGGCCGCTAGCATCTCCCGGAAAGTGCGCTGTATGCGGTACTACTAGTAGACCTGTTATAGACTTCAATTTTAATTTAGACTGGTACGGAGCAGTTTATTTTTGTATTGACTGTTTAACAGAAGTAGCTAGGGTTGTGGGACTAGTACCAGTTAAAGAGAATCTTGAAGGTGAACGGGAGTCTACAGAGACTATTTTAAACTACTGTTTTAAAAACGATCTTAGACTAGTTAAAGAGGAAGAGTATGTTAGAATCCTGGACGGTTTTAAGTCTATTGCTGGGATATGCGCTAATATGCAGTTTAGTGATCTTAATGATTTGGAAGATACATCTACAGACAATCAACTCACTATCGACTCTTTTATCGAAGACGATATCTCTATTGGGAACGAAGGACCCACTAGCATTTCAGGCAGTGGAAACCGTAGTCCCAAGTTTGAATTTACTGAATAATGGCGTATCTGACGCTTCTGACGAGGCTGAGGCAAGAAAATTTACCTCTGTATATACGCAAGACCCGTATGAAATAGACGATTTTGAGTTTAGCCTAGGCAGGGATGATGGTTCTTCCCAAGTTTAAAAATCCAATAGAAGAGATTAAAGCACAAAAAGAACTAGACAGCTTAGCCTCATGGATTAAAGATAGCTATGATAAAGCTAAAGCTTCCAGGCAGCCTTTTGAGCGCCAGTGGCAGCTTAACTATGCCTTCTATAAAGGACGACAGAACGTAGCTTTTCTAAAAGGTATTTCAGGTACTATAAACTCTGGTCTCGTAGTACCTAAAGCTCCGCCCCATAGAGTTAGGCATATTACCAATAGAATTAAGCCTATTATTAGAACAGAATTAGCTAGACTTATTAGCAATAAACCAAACGCTTCTGTAGTTCCAGCTTCTTCCGAAGATGAGGATTTATTTGCTGCTCAGGCGGGAGAACAACTTTGGGAGTCTATTTACTCTTCAAAAAAGCTACATCGTATATACAGTAGAGCAGCTTTTTGGGTATGTATTACAGGTAATGGATTTGTTAAAGACTGGTGGGACCCTTCTATAGTTACTCCTGAGTATCAAGGCGATTTAGCCTACGGTGCCGTTACTCCATTTCATCTTATTGTACCTGATTTAATGGAAGAAGATATTGAAGACCAGCCATGGGTAATTAATGTCTACACTAAACCAGTAGAATGGGCTAACAACTTCTTTAAAGAAAAATTTACACCAGATGTTGTTGCCTCTACAGAGATCATGGGTAATAGTTTTTTTAGAGCGCAAAATCAAAATAGTCGACCTGATTCGGTACTAGTCATGGAAATCTGGTTTAAACCCGGATTTCATAGACTATTTCCTAGCGGCGGAATGGCTACTTGCGTGAATGGAAAAATTAAGACTTTCTTTAATCAAGGGTATCCGTTTGCACACGGTGACTATCCTTTTACTAAGTTTAGCCATATTCCTACAGGTGAATTCTATTCTGACTCTGTAATCAATGATCTGATTGACCCACAAAAAGAATATAATAGAACTCGCGGACAGATTATTGAAGCTAAAAATAGAATGGCTAAACCTCAGTTAGTTGCGCCCCAAGGTTCTGTAAACCCTGCTTCTATTACTACTCAGCCTGGGCAAGTAATCTTCTATAAGCACGGAATGGCTCCGCCGCAGCCTCTACCTCTACAGCCTCTTCCTTCATATGTCCTACAAGAGCTCGACCGTACAGTTAACGATATGGAAGATATCTCGTCACAGCACGAGATATCTAGAGGCCAAGCGCCAAATGGCGTTACAGCAGCTACGGCTATTTCCTATCTACAGGAAAAAGATGACTCCCCGTTAACCGCTACGTACCAGTCTATTGAGCAGGGCTGGGAAAAGTTAGCTAAGCATACTTTATCTAATGTTAACCAGTTCTGGGAAACGCCCCGTATCGTTAGCGGTACAGGTATTGATGGATTTTATGATGCAATAACGCTCAAAGGTAGCGAAATCGCTACTGGTATGGATATTCGTATTGAAGCAGGCTCGGCTCTCCCTACGTCCAAAGCTGCAAAACAAGCATTTCTTATGGACTGCATGAAAATGGGCCTTATTGATCCTAATAAGGGTCTGTCTATGATGGATATGGGCGGACTAGATAAACTTTACGATGAACTTAAAGCAGATGAGCGCCAAGCTAAACGAGAAAATCTCAAGATTCGTAATATTGATGTTCAAGCTATTATTGAACATATGCAAATCATAGCTAATTCTAAGTATCAAGCTGAACAGTTTATGGCTCAGCAGCAACAACAAACTGCTTTACCGGCACTACAAGATCAAATGCAGCAAACTCAAACGCCTGATACACCACCAGAGTTTGCTGATGCACAACGGACTATACAAACTGAACAAGGAATGGGACAGCCTGTAGAGCTTCCAATGGTAACCGGAGATGCTGGTTATGGACAAGATACTCAAACGCAGGCACCTCTTATTCCCTCAGATAGTATTGTTCCTGTAAATACCTGGGACAATCACCAAGTACATATTGAAGTCCATAATACATTTAGAAAATCTCAGGCATTTGAGTTACTTCCTGAGCCCATTAAGCAACAATTTGAAGCTCACGTTTTAATGCATGCTACTGCCCTTAACCAAGCAGCTATGAATGCTCAAGCGCAGATGCCCGCTCCCGATATGCAAAATCCTTTTGCTGGAGCTCATAATGGAAGCGGAGCACCTGTAGGAACTAATCAATTTAGTGGAGGACCTCCAAATGGCTAATTTAGATGTTGGAAATAGACAACGAGTAGTAGATAAGAGACGGGGCAGAGGAACTACAACCAACCCTGTAACTAGCGATGCTAGTATGAAAGATATTACAGCAATGAGAGCTAGGCTTAATGCTATTAATGCCACTACTTTTACGGCTGCAAGACTTAATACAATGACTGAAAACGACATGTTATACGCCATTCGTATGAATGATGACGCGGCTGGTATAAAATGAAAGATATATTTAATCCAAAGAAGCGTAAATGGGCATACAGGGTGGCTTTAGCTATTTCAGCTATCTTAGGTGTCAAAGGTATAATAGGTAAAGAAGAACTTCTTTACTGGAATCTATTAGCCGCTGCTTTTTTTGGAATGGCTGACGCTAATGTGCAGGTACCAGAAAATACAGAAGAAACAGATTCGTACAATTATAAATAATGCTTGACGCTAGTCTATATACTGATAGTGCTAGGGCCAAATTTGGTACGGCACCACTAAGTAGGAGATAGAAATGGACCCTGTTGACGGAACAACTGAAGTAGAAGCTACTGTAGAGCAGTCTACGGTAGAACCGTCTGAGTCAGCACTAAACCCAGCCTGGAGTGATATATTAAATGTTATTCCTGAGGCTTTTGTTCCGTTAGTAACTCCACATCTTAGTAAGTGGGATGCAAACTTCCAAAAGGTACAGGATAGCTATAAACCTTTCGAGCCATTTGTCAACGATGGAGTATCTCCCGAAGATATCCAAAACGCTCTTTCAGTTCTTAACGTGCTTAATAACAACCCAAGAGCGGTTTATGACAGAATGGTAGATACTTTTGGCGAAGAGTGGGGACTTAACACTCAGCAGCCAACTGTAGGTGTTCCTTCCCAGGGCCAAGTAGGGTCTGCCGCCACAGCAGAAGAAGTAGATTTTGGAGATTACTCTAATATAGAGAATCATCCTAGATTCCAAGAATTATTAAATAACCAGAAAGCTATTGCTGAATTCTTCGTAAGTCAAAGACAGCAAGAAGAAAATGCAGCAGCCGATGCTCAACTAGAACAAGAACTAACTACTCTAAGGTCAAAACACGGTGATTTTGATGAGCAGATAGTTTTAAGTTTAGCAGCTGGCGGTATGTCTTTAGAAGCTGCTGTGCAGAAATATGCGTCTATTGCTAATTCTGCTAGACAACAAACTACTAATAGAAACTTTCCTCAAATAGTTCCTACAGGTGGTTCTGTACCGTCACAGGCAGTAGACGTTGCTTCTTTAAGTGATAAAGACACAAGAGGACTAGCGTTAGCTTTCTTAAACGCAAATAAAGGATAATTACTGATGGGTGCTACCCTAGCTACTGTGGCTACGCTCTGCAAAGAAATTTATGAGCCCAAGCTACGCAAGCAGCTTAATGATGATGCAGTAACAATTAAGAGAATAACTCGCTCTAGCGATAATATCTCTAATGAAGTAGGCGGACGGTACGTCACATTCCCAATTAAAACCCGCCGCAACGCCGGTATTGGTGCCAGAAACGAACTCGAAGCGCTTCCTAATGCTGGTCAACAGGGCTATAACGCTGCCCGTATAGGTCTTAAGTATCTATACGGCCGTGTTCAGCTTTCTGGACAGACTATCGAGCTTGTAAATACCAACACACAAGCGTTCGTTTCGGCACTAGAATCAGAACTTAGCGGTCTAAAAACAGACCTTGCTAAAGACCAGAACCGACAGGTTTATGGAGATGGTTCCGGGGCTATTGCAGTTGCTGGAACTCTTACTACTAATACAAATACATTCTTAGCTAAAGACGTAATGTATGCCCAGCTAGGGATGCAGATTGATATTATTGACGGTACTACTTTAGGTAACCCTAACCCTACAGTTAAGGCTTCTAACCGTCAGATAACAGGCATTAATACCTCTACTAACCTTATTGTATTTGATGGCGCTGTGGTCTCCACCGCAGTTAACGATATTATCGTTAGAAATGGTAACGTAAACCGAGAGTGGACTGGCTTTAACAAGATTTTCAAAGCCACTGGTTCTCTCTATAATCTAGACCCTGCTACTGATCCTGTCTGGGCCGCTGTAGTAGACGCCAATGGCGGCGTTAACCGGGCATTGTCCGAAGGTCTTATGATTTCGCTTGCTGACCAGGTAAGAGCTAATGGTGGCAAAACTACTGCTATTTTCTCTAACCTTGGTGTACGTAGAGCTTATTTTAACCTTCTAGTTCAGCAGAGACAGTATACTAACACTAAAGACTTTGGTGGCGGTTTTACTGGTCTATCGTTCACTACTGACGCGGGAGAAATTCCGTTCATGGTAGACGTAGACGCTCCTAAAAACACTCTCTATTTCGTTAACGAAGATGAGTTCACTGTCTATCGCCAAGCTGATTGGGAGTTTATGGACCGTGATGGTTCTATGTGGAGTCGTATTTCTAATTATGATGCATATGAAGCTGTTATGTACCAATACTCAGAACTAGGCTGTCATCGTAGAAATACTCAAGCTATTATGGCAGATATCACTGAGGGTTAATCAGACTAATAATTAGCTAAAGGCCGGGTCGTGTATGAAACGGCCCGGCCTTTAGTCATAGGAGTTTTAAATGCCTTCAATTTCCGATAATATTATGAATTCTCTATCAGCTTATGGTCCAGGTACCATAATAGATAGAGAACGTAAACGTTTAGAAGCCGTTACAGGGTCCTCTAAGAAATCATTAGCAGATATGTATAAAATTACTAATGAGCCTAATCGAGTAGCTAACAAAAAGGTAAAGTAATGGCAATTACTATTTTATCAGAGCATGGTACTCTACCTGCTGCTGCCACTAGACTAGCAGAAATTTTAAACGATTATGATGAGACCTTAGAGCTTAGATGGATACCACCAGAGGTTAGAACTGGTTTCGATGGTGCTCCTTTTGCTGTGTGGCAAGTAGCTCCCGGTTTTCCGCCTTATATGGTAATGCCGCTAAAAGAGAATCAACTAGATCATAGAGTTCTAGCAGCTTTATTTAATGCTAATAACGCTAATGGTAGTGCGCTAGACAGATTAGAAGCTGAGGAAGCTGCTAAACAAGCTTTTAATTTAAAAGCTAAACTAGAAGCTGAGGAAGAAGCTAAAGAGTTTGCTGTATGGGCTCTTAAACAGAATAAGACCGTTAAGCATAACGGGGCGGTGTATGAGTAATGGCTTTTTTTCCTTCAACCTACACAGTACAAGATGTTCTTACCGAGATAAAGAGAACTTTTGGCGATGAGGCTGGTGTTCAAATTACTGATGCCGATATTTATCGTTGGATAGATAGAGGACAGATTGAACTATTTAGCTCTCTAGAGGTTAAAAAAGCAGTATCGAATACTGACCTAGTAGCTGGTCAATCATCTTACGATATAAGTGCTTTAAAAATTCTTAAAATACACTCTATTAGAGTTAAAGGACTACCGGCTTCCTTTGTTACTTTTCAAGAATTTGAAAAGTATATAGTACCTAGCGATCCTCAAAATACAGCTAGCGGTACACCCTGCCTTTGGACCGAATGGGCTGGAAGTATTCAGATATATCCTACACCTGATACTGGATATACTGGAGGACTAACTATCTACTATCTTCCTGCTCCAGCTAAGGTAGTAAATACAACAGACGTATTATCTATTCCAGACTCATATTACAATAAGTTAATAGACTACGTACTTTCTAAAGCATATGAGCTTGATGAGGACCCGCAAAACTCTCAATTTAAACTAACTCAGTTCCAGCAAGGAGTTAGTGAGTTAGCTAATAGAGAAAATATGCCACAAGTAGCTTTTTATCCTACTATTACCGTACTTCCCGAGGACGAATAAAATGGCTGGCAGCCCTGTAAAAATTGGGCCGTTCACTAATGGGCTTAATACTGTAAATGAACCGTCTACCATAGCAGATACTGAGGCTGCCGAGCTTACCAATTTTGACATAGACTTAGATGGGTCTATTGTAAATAGGCCACCAGTTACTGTAGTTCCTACAGGGACGGTTAACGGCTCCAAATATCTAGGAATATTTGTATCCGCATCCAGTACAGTATATTTCATATACCAAATTGGGACTACCTGTAGGGCTTATGACGTAGCTAATAATTCTTGGATAACTATTGTCTCCAACGCTACAGTTAGCAACTGTGTTCAATATCAAAATAAGCTATGGATTATAGCCTCTATCTCTAGCGCAGTTTCTGGCGGGTCATGGGACCCTGTAGGCGGTTTTACGTCTATATCTGCTATGCCTAGAGGTATTTTTGGGTGTATATATAAAGAACGTTTATTCATAGCTACTGGCCCTGGTTCTACTAATCCTAGTAGAATTAATTTTTCTAGTCCTGCTAACTTTACTTCTTGGACAGGAACTGATTTCTTTGATGTAGCTAATGGTGACGGGCAAGCAATCTATAGGCTTCATTCATGGAGTGGACAGATAGCCGTATTTAAGCAAAATTCAACATATACTTTTGGATATGACACATTACCTACTAAGGGTGTTACACAGCTACAATCTAGTACAATTGGTATTGCTGATACATGGGCTCTCGCAGAATCAGAGAATATTTTATACATTCTTTGGGGTAATTATCTTTACTCTGTTACTAACTGGAATTGGGATCAGGTAAATGTAAAAGTACCGTTTAAATACTATTCATATAAAACCAAAGCTAGCTGGCAGGACTATACTATTTCTATTGTTAATAATAGGCTAATAGTTAGATTTTTTGATAACTACTACGTTTATGGTTTAAAAACTAGATCTTTCTCTTTATGGAGATTTAATGAAGCATCCTATACACCAGATAGTTTTGTAAGATATCCTTATTTAGACGCTACAACTGGACAGACTTTTTACGTAGCAGCCGACTATGATAAAACTGGAACTAATCTATACAAGATGGTAGACAGTCTAGTTACTAATAACTCAGAACCATTTACATGTACGCTTATAACTAAAACGTATAATTTTGATGTACCGTACACCTTTAAGCGTCTTTTTCATTGGGGTGTAGATCTATTTTCAAAAACAGTAGTCAATTTTTACGTTATTCCTACAGCCTATAATGTGCCTATAAGCTGGGGTCAACTAAAAACTATAAAGTGGAGCCAGCTAAAATCTTGGGCTAGACCGTTAGATGTATCGCTAGATGTTACGGACTCTATTTCGGGAGCTAATCCGTCTAATACTAGAATATATGTTAAATTGCTAAAATCCTTGAGATTTAGGCAGGTTGCTTTTAAACTAGAATCATCTGTAACAGGCTCTAGCAGTACAGGACCATTACGTATTTTCTCTATTACTGCTTTCGTTAGTAATAAAGAACTAGTGTCGAAGAAGATTAGCTAATGATTGATGACAATTTTTTAGCTTACCTACAAGGTAGGGGCGCCTCCTTTAATAGCTACGGGGCCGGTAATAAAGTATACGGAGGCGGGCGTTCTTCTCCTAATATTGGACCCGTTGGAGATAGAACCGGCTACGTCGAAAGAGATTCCAAAGCTAAGGTTCAGCGAAATGCCTTACTTAGAAGACTACAAGCTATGTCGTCAGGTAAGTATATGTCAGCCGATTATTTAAGACCTCAACAAGGAAACTGGTAAGATGAGAGATACTACAAACGAGCGTGGGCCTTTTACTATGGGCCCTATTAGTGGAACTGCTGGTCCACCTAATCAAAATAAGAGGAGATTTGTAGCTCCTTCTGCTAGAAGACCTGGCGATAGAGGTAAAGGAAATTTTAATCCTAATGTAGTCCTAGATACTTCTCAGGTTGAGTTAGGAAAAACTATTAAATCCGATAAACAATCAGCTGCTATTTCTAGAAGACTAGAAATGTTAGATAAAAGCAGAGGAAGATAATGGCTAGAGATACTCCTAATGAAGGTATTTTTACATTCGGTAAGACACCTTCGGGCTTTGTAGGCCCCACAATGCCAGCAGTAGGTGCCCCTACTGCATCTCCTGCACCTACTCCGGCGCCTGCCCCGGTAAAGAGTACCCCTACTGTAGCTAAAAAAACTATTACTAATAGGATAGCTAGTCCTGCTGTAGGAAGTTCTAATACTGGAGTTATCTCTCCTACAGCCCCTGTGGCTCCTAATGTTGATGAGTGGTTAGCCAATGATGTGGCATATAAGTCACAAAGTGACCAACTACAAAAAGCCTGGGCTGACTATCAAGCGCAGTCTAGGCAAGGTGAAAACCAGTACCGTACTGACTACACTGCTAAACTAAATGAGCTCGATAAGTCTAGAGAAATTGGGCAGAAAGAGCTAGAGTCTGATTATGCTGCAAGAGGTATGATCGGGTCAGGTCTCTACGCTAAGGCGTTCACTGATTTTTCTAACGACTATGATAATAGACAAAAAAATCTAGATACAGGGCTTAGTGATTTTCTTGCTAATTTATTAACTCAGTCTCAAAATTATAAATCTGAGCAAGAAATTGCTGCAGAAAAAGCTAAACAAGATGCAATAGCTAGGCGAGCTGCTACACTAGGGATATAGTATGCCAACAGATGAAAGAGGCATTAAAGACTTAAAACGCATTTTAGAGCAAAATGCGGGTGCTGCTCCTCCTACTTTAAGCGGAGACGATCATTTTACTAGAATGGAGGAGGCTGCTAGACAGCTAGAAGTTCTTTATCCTAGTGGTTACGGTCAGCAGGAAGATTTTTATCCTGACCCTAATCAAATGGCAGCATCTGAGTTTGCTCCTCAGTTTGCTGCTTTAGAGGCATTAGCTAAAGCACAAAAAGCCAGATATGATACTTCTAACGCTGATTTAGGTAGAATGTATGAGTCTCTTGCTCAGTCCACTTTAGCTAGGACTCCTGAAGTTAAAAAAGGTTTTGACGCTACAGGACAGCAAATTGGACAAACTTACCTAGATACGTCTAATAGAACTACTGATAATTTTAACAAGTCTGCTACTCAGCTTGAAGAAATTATGACTAGGCTCGGATTACAACAAGCCGCTCCTTCTGTACTTAGGCAAAACCAGGCGGAACTTTCTAGAGGGCTTCTTGATTTAGCAGCTAGAAGTAATAACAATGTCGATACTAATACTCGGCTAGGGCAAAATGAGGTTACCTATTTAGGTAGAACCGCTGATACAAATAGATTAGCTGGTAAAGTTGCACAAACGGATTTAATGAAGCAACTTTTAGCTCTTCAAGCTAAGAATGATGAAACTAGATTTAATTTAAAGAGTCAACAAGCTAACGCAGCTAACCAGTATAGTATGGGCATTGCTAAGAGTAAGCAAGATAGTGCATCTAATGAACTAGCTAATCAGATAAAGCAAGCTCAGCTTGAACTCGAAAAAGCTAAATTTGGGCATAGCGTAGAGATGGATTCGGCTAATCTTGATTTAAAAAATCAAGACTTTCTAAATAAAGATGCTACTGCTGTGCTTAGTACAAAGGCATACAATATGTTCAACTGTGACTCATCTGCTGCGTCGAATGCTACTCTAAGATTTATAAAGGCATATCAAGATAGCGGCGGCCAGAGTCTGCCCGGATTCTTAAATGCAGTAGACAGCATGTCTAATACTAACCCTGTAGATAGAGATAAGTATAAGCAGCTGGCTATTGATTTTTGGCAGAGAGTTGGTACAAAGTAATTATGAACTGGCTAGATAAGTACAAAGAAGAACTTGCTGCTATTTCCTCTAAAGGAAATAAAACAAAAAGCAAGTCAGCATTTGACATTGCTACACTGGTAGCTAGAACTCCCGCTACATATAGTGATGAAAATTCTGAATGGGAGACCTACAACCCATTTCAGAAGCTTATCTATGCCGAAAACACTAATAGAGTTATAGATGTACTATCTAGAGGTATGTACGCAACTGCGTCTTTTGCTGATGAAGTAAGAGCGCAAGCAGACACAGGAGAGAAAAGAGGGCAACCTCTTAACTTTTGGGACGTAGATAAAGGTAAAGCATTCGGAGCGGCTGTAGAAGGTATTGAAGGACAGTCTAAAAAATCTTTTGGTGAGGTTAACCAGAATTGGGAAAATAGTCTTCCAGAAGATAGAAGAAAAGCATTGAACGATGCTCCCGGTTCAGCATGGGCTAAGGGCATTTCAGCGTTCATTATGGACGTAGGTCTTGACCCAACTACTTACATGGGCGTAGGACCGATTAAAAGTCTAGCTAAAGCATCTGGTATTAAAATGCCTAGTGCTGTTAAAAATGTTGTGCACGAAGTAATCCCTGCTAAATCTGTAGTTGCTAACACAGCCACGGAAGAAGCAAAAGTAGTTATTCCTAAACTGGACTGGACTAAAGATTTAAAAGCCCCTGTAATCCCTGCTAAATCTGTAGTTGCTAACACAGCCATGGAAGAAGCAAAAGTAGTTATTCCTAAACTGGACTGGACTAAAGATTTAAAAGCCCCTGTAGAGGGTGTTGCCGCCTCTCCAAAGGGCGTACAGGCTGTCCTAGAGGCTCAGCGAGCCGGTCTAGAGGACACGCTTGCCAAGGTTCCCGGTCTACGCTACAAAGATTTGGCTACTAACGATATCCCAAGTATCTTTAGAGACACTATTACTAAAAGACCCTCTGTTAAAACAATAGAAGAATCCATTACTGTTCCTGGCAGAACAACTAAAGAATCTGCTACATATAATGCAGTTAAAAGAGTAATTCTTCAAGAGCCTAAATTTGAAAAATTAGCAAAACAAGGTAGTAAAACTACCAGTGCTCCACAACTAGATGAACTTGTCAAAAAGGTTATAGCCGATCCAGCGGCTATGGCTAGTGCTAGTAAGTCTACTATTAAACTGGTAGGTAGGTCAGGTAATACACACGAGATACCATTTAGTAGCTATGTTAGAATGCTCGAAACCGGGAGAATGCCGAAATCTATTGTAGGTGCAAAAGAACTCTTTGTCCCTAAACATGGAAAAGCTGTACCAGTTCCAGAGTATGTAGCTAGTAAGAAAGCCAAGTACGCGATTGCGGCTGCCCCTAAAGAAGAAAAGGTAGTCAAACAGTTAGAAGCAGTAATTGAAGAGGTAAAAACTAGCTCAAAGATGACTAAAAAAGAGCTACAGGGGTGGAAAGATAGCATTAAGCATCTTATAGATCCCGAAGAGTTAGATTATATTGCAGCTTCTACCTCTGAGACGATGTTTAAAAATAGGCTGCAAGAGCTAGTTACTAAACAAAAACCTCTTGGTATTAAGACACTAGATGATTTAGAAGCAGCTGTTATAGCTGGAAAAGTTAGTCCTTTGGAGGCTAAGCAGGCTTATTTAGCTTTTGGAAAGGCTAGAACACATAAAGGTGCTTCTAAGTTTTTAGCTAATCTTAATTCTAGAATAGACAACATAAGTATCCCTAAAGCAGACGAACTAGTAGAGGCTGCCGCTAAAGGCGACTCTAAGGCTCTAGAATTTATTCCTACTACCCTAACACCTGCTGAAAAACGCGTTGTTAGTTCTATTATTACTCGTGTTGTAGATAAAGAATTTATTAACCCCAAAACTTGGAAATTCAAATCAAAGACGGGTACTTTACGCACCTCCTCTACTTTAAGAGAAGGTTTAGGTAGAAACCTACAAGGCTTCAATAAATTTAGCCAATACACCCTTCATGCTGAAATCATGCGTGAAGTAGCTAATATGGTTAAATTAACAGAAGCTGCTGCCCCTGCTAAGTTTACTAGAGCAGAGCGCATGACTTATGTTTATGATAAATACATGAAACTACTAAAGGCATCAGAGGATACTCTTATGTCTAGAGGTATTTCGCCTATTGTCGGTCATGGTCAAAGAGGCTTACCGCTATCTCTACACGATGTTCTATCCGTACTACCCAGGCAATTAGTAGAGCATAGAATGATGGACAGGCTTAGGCACGTCCCTCCTACTGCAATCCTAGACGCTGCTGGTAGTATAGCTTATAGAATCTCTAAAGGCATGGAAATAGGTGACGAAACAGTCAGTATCGTTACTAAAGCTCTTATGCAAGATATTACAGGTAATACATTTAGGTCATCTGTTCTTAAAGGCATGGACGCTGGCGGCAAGAGTGCACTCATGTCTAAATCAGATCTTGATAGACTTGTCAGACACTTCATTAAAGCAGGTCCTAAGTTTGCAGCGGCTGTAGAACGAAACTCTGCTAGAGCAGGTATTAAGTATGGACAATATGTAGAAGCTATTCGTAAAGAGACAATTGATACGCTTATTAAAGATGTTTCTACTAGTATAGGCAACTCTGCAAATATTCTCAAAATTGTAGACGATTTACCTAAATATGTAGAAAATGCTGTAAAAGCTGTAGACGAACCAGTTCTACACGGTGCACCAGAACAAGTACTAGCGGAAGCTACAAGCACGCTAGATGATATTATCCCTGTGGCAGCCGTTAAATCTGGAATACAGGCTGATAAGGCATTTCTAGAAAAAGGAGTTAATCCGGGACTTAGTAGGCTAGACGATGCAGCTAAAACTGTAGACGAGCTTAACCTCCCCAAAGAATATATGTCTGATTTTAGTGAACGTCTTTCTCTAATTCAAACTGTAGCATTTTTACGTAATATTTTTCCTCATATGGCTAATAAAGATTTAAGACCACTCTTATTAGCTCATGAAAATGCTGCCAAAGCAGTGTCTACTAAATATTCAATTCAACTATCTAAAATTAGTCGTTTTGGAGATAGTAATATTAAAGAGGCATGGAAAAATATTCAGGATGGAGTTAAAGCAGTTGACCCTGAAAGCGCTGTAGGCCAGGCACAGATTGAATTAGCTCAAGCCATGTCTACTATATTTAATATGGGGCCAAATGGTGGAGTGATTAGTATGTCTGGTCTGACAGCCGATGCAGTTAATGCTAAAATGCTCCATTTCGGAATTCCTGATTCCTTTAGATTAGAAGGAAATACATTAGCAGAAGCTCTAACTTCTTATAGCTCTTGGGATAATGTTAAAGACCCTCTTGACCTACTGTCAAGGGTACATACCGCTGTACGTAGTGCTCAGGCAGATAAACTATTAGCTGATTCTATTATTAGAGAATTCGGCTCTAAAACGTTAACGCCTACACATAACGTCAAAATTGTGAATGCTGAAAGAAGCATTATTGGTAAGATGCTAGAGGGACATTACTTTACTGCTGATATAGCTAATCAAGTAAGAGTGCTAGAAACTTCTATCAAAGAACTAATGAAGCCTCCTAGCACTAGTAAGATTATGCGTCTCTACGATAGTGCTATTCACTCGTATAAAGCGGGTCTTACTATCTATGTTCCTGCTCACCATATGCGTAACCTATATGGAGACATCTGGCTAGCTAGTATGGACGGGCTATTTAATCCTAAGTATTACCAACAGTCTATAAAAGTCCTCAAAACAAGAAAGTCTAACTACAAAGACTTTAATCCAGATGTGTTTAATATAGGGAATTTAGATGAGGGTGCTCCTATAGTAACTCTTTCCTATAATGGAAAACCAGTGCAGCTTAATGCTGATAATCTCTATAGACTAGCTACAGGAAAAGGTGTACTTACTGACTATACTGTTTTAGAGGACCTAGCTGTAGGTGCTTCCGACAACGTACTAAAAACGTCAGTATCTGCACAGATTGAGAAATTTAGCCCGCTCAAAGGTAAATTACATGACAGGGTTACACAATTCTCCGAATACCGTGAACACTATGTCCGCATGGCACATTTCATCTACGCTCTGGAAGAAGAAAGTATCCTTAAAGGAAAAACCCTACAGGATGCCATAGAAAGCGCAGCACATGCAGCCTCAGCTAGAGTCCGTAAATGGCACCCAGACGGATCGGATTATTCAGCTTTTGAACGTAATAAGTTACGGCGAGCGGTGCTCTTTTACTCATGGATTAGAAAGGCTATTCCTTTAGTAATAGAGTCTGCTTTAACACGTCCTGGTAGATTTATGATGTATCCAAAAGCTATGTATAACATGGCCGCCGCCAACGGTATTGCTATTGATAGTCCTAGTGACCCGTTCCCTGTAGACCAACTTTTTCCCTCGTGGATGAAAGAGCAAGTGTTAGGACCACAAATAGGTAAATCAGGAGCATATTTTGGTATAAAACAAGGTGTTCCTGGTCCAGATGTACTAGAGCAGTATTTTACCTCACCGCTAGGCACAACTAGAACTTTAGCTAGTAGCATTACTCCTGCTGTTAAGTTACCTTTTGAAATAGCCACACAAACTAGTGTTCGTACTGGTGCTCCTATTGGGGATATTCCAGGATGGATGCTAGATCAGATTCCCTATGGTAATCGTATTAATGACACTCTAGGAGGACCTGTAGGTGTGGAGGCTAAGTCTAACGTTGGGTATGAGCCTCAATTAGATATTCCAGGCGGATTTACTCTTGACAAGAGAGGAATTACTGGACTAAACTGGCTTACAGGGCTAGGTATTACCGATATGAGCAAGCCTTCATATATTAGAAGTGCTAATATAGAAAAGCGAAAGAAAAAATGACCGTTTCTATTCCTGAAGAAAAACAAGGTTATGATTTCGACGCTGCTCTACGCAGACGTCTCGGAAGCATTCAGTCGTATGCTCAAGATACCCATGAAAAAGTAATGACTGGCGTACTAGCTAGACAACAAGCTATGCAAAATGCTCAAAATTCTGTGTCTGCATTTTCTTATGAAATCCCTGGTACGGTTAACTCTGTAAGAAATAAAATTGTACAGTCTGCTGCTCAACTCAAAGGTACTCCTTACGCATGGGGCGGAGAGTCTTTTCAAGAGGGTGGATTTGATTGCTCGGGCTTAGTTCAATACGTATATAAAAAGATGGGTATGAATATCCCTAGAGTAGCTGCTGCTCAAGCCTCTAGCATGGGTAAAGTTACTGCCATACAAAATCTAAAACCTGGAGATTTAGTAGGGTGGGGCTCATCTCCTGCTACCGCTTCTCATATTGCTATTTATGCAGGAAATGGTATGGTATGGCAGGCTCCCAGAAAAGGTGATGTTGTTAAATTAAGTCCGATTCAAGGCAAAAATGCTTTTGGTATTTCAGTTAGTATGCTGGGGTAAAGATGCCTAACTATGACTTTGATAGCGCACTTAGGCGCAGGCTTGGTATTATTATGGAGTCTAACGCTACGCCTACTACTAGTTTGGCTAGACTAGTTCAACAAAAAACCGTTGGTACTCCTTCTATGACTGACTATAGTAGCGGTAATAAAGGTTTTGATACTTTTAGAAAAGCTATTTCAGCACAAGAATCCGGCGGTAACTACAATATTACTAGTAAAACTAGCGGTGCTATGGGTAAGTATCAGATCATGCCTGCTAATATTACTGCTTCTAAAGGAGGATGGGACTATGAAGCACTAGGTTACGATGTTACACCGCAGCAATTTTTAAGCTCGCCGGACCTACAGGAAAAGATTGCTAGCTTTAAATTAAAACAATACTACGATAAATACGGCCCTGCTGGGGCCGCTGTAGCCTGGTATGCCGGCCCTGGCGCTGTGGCTAAAAGCACTAATAGTAGTACCCCGCAAGGAGCTTACCCATCTATTAGTGCATATAAAAACTCTATTTTAAGAAGAATGGGAATGTAATGACTAAGGATACAGTTTTAATCTACAAGGCTAGACTAGGGGTAACAGCTTTAGTGGGGGCTGTAGATTTAGTATTAGCTATTATTGCGTTATTTGAAAAATTAAATGTCCAAGAGTCTACCTATCTAGAGTTCTTTAGTATTTTAGAAGAACATTATTGGGGAGGGATGTTTTTAATAGCAGCAGTAGTTACTTTTGCAGGATTTAAACAGTACCGAATTTTTCCCATAGCTATGTCCGTATCCGCAGGGCTACTATTAGTATGGGGGGCGCTAGATTTAGGAAGTACGTTAACAGCAAATAATGCTAACATGCCTCTAACTGGCGGCATACTGGCGATAGCCTTTGGAGTAGTGGCTTCCTTTATGAGTCAAATATGGAATATTATTATGTGGGAAATGAAGATAAAACATATCAGCGTAGAGCAAGCGGGTGCTTTATTAACTACGAGAGATTAGTGATGAATCTCGAAACATTAAATGGAATATTTAGCTCTGCGTTAGTAATATTGACATCAGCAGCAATTCAATTTAGGAATTCTAGTAAAGCTCAGAGAAAAGCGCTTAGGGAGCTAAGAGATAGAGAGGTAGAATGGGCACTATATGTCCACAGTTTACGTACCACTTTCGCCGTTGAGACTGGAAAAAAACCCCCAGAACTTCCTAATAAATTACAGGTGGTATATTCTAATCAAGAAACATAAACTAGTCTCCCTAGTACACTTGACACTGTGTACTAGGGAGACTATTATTTGTCCTATGGAGCTATTTGATAAAAACTGGAAATTTAAAGGCGTATGCTCTTTTTTACCTATAGAGCAAATAGATGATATTTTTTATCGAAGTAGCAGAGGTAGACCTAGAGTTTACCCTACTTATAGAGACTATTGCGGACCTTGTCCTGTAGCTAGACACTGTGCGGCTACAGCTTTAGCTACGAATGAATCCTTCGGGATTTGGGGAGGCTTTACTGTTAGTCAATTAAAAAGTCTTCCAAGTCCCATTCAAAAGGATTTAGTTCAGTGGTATCGCCAAGCTCACCAAGAGAAAGATCATCAAAAACTTCTTCCTCAGCCTTTGGCTCATCTGGCAAATTTAACGGATCTTTCCTTTCCTGAGCTCGAACCTTTTGAATTTCAAGGTATATGAACTCCAAGGTAGCTAGGAAATCCGGGTCGACCACCATAGGCGGTTCGTACTCTTTCCATCGCTCCTCTAGGCTTTTTAAATAAGCTTTTTTGGTATACTCCCAAGGCATTTTAGTTAGATAACTAAACGCCTTAGCACCACAGGAAGTAGAGCAGTAGGCTACACCACGATAGTTAGTAGCGAACGGGCTATCGCATTGTTCACATATTTTAAAAATAGAGTGTCGAGACCACTTCTTTAAGAAGGTTGTATTACTATTACTCTGCCAGTATATCTTTTCTTGTACGGCATCAAGGTCTCTATAGTCTCGAACATTCTCTACAATTCCTTCAATTTGACTAGTGTCTTGTCCTAGAGATTGAAGAAATTCTAGTGTTTTTTGAGCTACACTCTTAGGTCTACGTCCCATTGGGCAAC